TCGCTCGGTGATTGAAAATTCTTGGCGGCGATCTTCGCGGTGAGTTGCGCATCGCCGCCGACTGACTGCGTGCGGGCGGTTGGCTTGGACTTGTTCATTGGGCTATGGAGTGGTCTCCTCAATGCGGGCCTGACCCGCAGACCGGATATGAGGAAATTTTCATACCCGGTTTCGACCTGGGTTTGGGAGCCCCCTATGCCAACTCCCTCGCCTGATCGATGGCGGCGACGACTGGCTGCGGGCCTCGGGCGCGCGCAACCGATTCGCCAAGCATGGCTTCCATGAGCGTGATCTCTTTGTGCTCTGGATTCTCCACGTCCTTCACGGCCATCGCGACGCAGTTCACGAGTTCGCGATCGGCGAGCGGCTTGTCGGGAGTGTAGTTCGCTTCTTTGAGCCGGGTTTCGAGTGCCAGCAGAATTTCTAACTGCCGCTCGATGACGGTGAGAGACTGCCGCTCGAACTCCGTTCGTGACCTGGTGCCGGTGATCGAGGTTCCGATGATGCCGCGCTGCCGGATGGAGTCTTTCGTCTGGCCGCCGGCGATCGCAGCCATCGTGGCATCCCAGTTTTCGAGCGCGATGGTGCGCTTGATCTGGAACTCGTAGTTGCTTTGATCGGAGCCCGGCTGGAACAGGACCGAGGAGCCGACCGTGTTCGCCATGACGTTGTGCGAGCCGCCGATGTTGATCTGGTCGAAGTGCGGCTTGAAGCACTCAGCCACGGTTTTGTAATAGCCGGCCTTGTAGCCAGGCTGGTCGCGCCAGGTGAAGGCTTTGCCGTTCAGCGCCCACACGCGAGACTTCTTGAGGGTCGCGGCGTGGATCATCTGCGAGCGGAACGTCTTGCGGTTTTTGCCTTTCACTTTTTCCCAGCGCATGAAGTCGGGATCTTCAACCGAAGACATTTCGATTTCGAGATCCGGCTCGTGCCCGAAGTCGCCCTCGGCTTTGATCTTCGATCCGCCGCGCGAGACTTCCTTCGTGATCTCGCCCGTCTGCTCGTTCTGCACTTCCGCCTCTTCCCAGTTGAAGCCGAGCCGGCCGGTGACCAGGAAGTGCACCGGCGAGTCCTGGAAATCCTGCGAGAACGGGTTCCACTCTTCCTTGATCCGCATGATTTTCTGCAACCGAGGCCCTTTCGCTTTCATGCCCTCGGTGAAGAGTTCCTGCCAGAAGTGCGTGATGGAGTCGACGCCGATCGCGCAGCAGCCGGCCTCCCTCGCGTCGCGCGTGGCCGAACGAAGATCGACAAACGACCGGCTACGCGAAACCATGAGCGGCACGCCTTCAGCCTTGAAGAAGTCGAGCACGAAGTCGACGCCCTTCTCGCTGGCCAGCCAGGCGACCGGCGCCGAGCTGTGGTAGGTCTTCGAGAGATAGATCAGCAGCATCGCCATCACGGTTGTCTTGCCCGTGCCCGGAGGCCCGTACAGCGAACCCTTGACGAAGCCGATCTCTTTCGAGGCGGTGACGAATTGCGAAGATGGACGGGCAGCCCCCGTCAACGGCTGGTGCGATGGGAAATCGTGGAGTGGCAGATTGCTGGACGACATAGGGTTCTCCTCGGTTACTGAATTTGTAAAGCGGTTGCTTTACCAGGTGCGTGTGGCCATGTCCTTCGTGATTTCGATCGAGCGCGTGATCTTCGCACCCGGTGGCAGGAACTCCTGTTCGCGATCGCGCAGTAAGTTCCCAAGCGTGGTGGAGGCGTAGACTTCGGCGAGCGTTCCGGCATCGACCTTGACGACCAGGGCGAAGTAGCGGTCTCGCTCGATCAGCGGGAGCGAACAGAACATCGATTGCATCGGCAGTTCGAGTTGCGGGTTAGTGGTCGTGGTCGACATAGGGGTCTCCTTTGAGCTGGTTGGTGGTGAAATGCTTGACGATGAAGTTTCCGACCAGGTCCGCGAGCGCCAGTGCGCCGCAGAACAGGCCGATAAAGACGAGCAGTGCGAGAAGGTCCGTCACCGTCGCACCCATTCCAGAAACGGCTCTGCCTGGGCGCTCTGAATTTCGGCGAAGTGCTGGGCGCACCAGTCGAGTCCGGTTTCGAGTTCGTGAACGGTCGCCGGTTTGTGGCAGCCATAGCCGCCGTCGCAGGCTCCGTAGTAGGTCTCCGGAGACTCGTGGCTGCACGCGGGAAGTTTGGGTTCGGTTGGAATGGAGAGGATGCGGTCGACGCGCCGAACCTCCGACGCTATGACCGCTTCGAGTACCTGTGGAAAATTCGGGTGGGTGAGAACTGGTAGAGTGCGTTCAGCCATTTGAGCCTCCGTAGGGCTTATTTGGTTAGGGCTGATCGGGTGCTTCAACACTCGGTCAGCCCGTCTACACACGCATCCTCTCACCTAGCAGGCTAGGTGTCAAGCGAAAAATGCAGCCCTTGTAATTTATTTTCTTGCGTCCCAGCAGGCACGGTGGTAACGTGGCCCACATGGACGTTCGCGAGATGGCACGGCTGGGCGGTTTGGCGCGTGCGAATTCGATGACGGCTGTCGAACGTCGCAAGCTCGCGACGAAAGCCTCGAAGGCCGCTGCCGTTGCCCGCACGCAGCGTGCGAAACAGAAGAAGGCCAAACCGTGAAACCTCTCACCCTCTGCGCGTTTCTGCTCTTCGCTTCCCTACTGGCCTCGGCGAAAGACCCGCTCCAGGTGGAAGTGAAGGCAACCCACGTCGTGACTCACGATGACCGCAGTACAGGAGCGATTGTCGCTAAGGGGATGATGGGATCGGGCGCGCCGACAAAACAAGTCGAGTCCTACAACCTCGACGCCATCGTGAACGGCGATCACGTCGTCCTGGCCTGCGACGATCCAAAGGGCTGCGAATCCCCCGCGCTCGGAACCTACGCGGGCGAACTGAAGCGCGACAAGTGGATCAAAATGACCTTCGCGCTGCCCGTGACCCACAAGGAAGTCTCGCGCTGGTACCGCATCGGCGGCAGTTGGTGACGATCTCGCCGCATAAGCCCTAGTACCAACGTAAGTGGAAGTTCTTCTCTGTTACCCAGTAACCTAAGCCCTGTTTGGCATTCTGCGTGACCGCCTGCCCGCGCGCCTAAGCCGGAGCCTCCCAGCTACCCACATGCGATTCCCTGTCTTCTCCGCGTCGGTGAACCCGGCGATCGATCTCCCGTTGCTCCGAAAAAAGCGGAGCTATGTTGCAGCCCTCCTCATGAACGGCACCGCCGTCCTGATCGACCCCAAGAATTTCAAGGCGGGCGTGCAGTTGCTCGCGAAGCCGCGCCCGGAGAGCATCGTCGAATCGATCGGCTTCTCTAACTTAATTCCCTTCTCCCGGACCCAGAACCGGCTCTTAAAACCAGACTCGATCAACTACCCGATCCCGATGTCCGGCGACAGGACCTGCTTCGCCCGGCACCGCCGCCACCTGATCCGCGTCTCCGGCCGCAGCCAGTTCGCGAGCGCCACCGCGTGAATCACGATCCCCGAATGGAAACCGCTGTGGCCTTCGCCAAGCGAGTGGGAACCTACGGGAAGATCGATCGCAGCGAGCAATACGAAGGCGAACTCGACTCGCTCAACGGAGTCCTTCTCCGCCGCAAACTTCAAAACAAGTACGACGAGCTGTTCCGGAACCTGCGCCGCATCGAGAACCTGCATCTGCGCAACGCGATCCTGATCACCGTCACCTCGGCGATCCTCTCCCGCGCTCCAGAGATCGTCGCATTTCTCGCGAGGCTGCTCTAATGGCCCGCAAACCAGAATTCCCCGAGCCGTTCGCCGATCCGCTTCTCGATCTCTACCACCAGGTCGAGGGAGCCCTCGCGCCAATCGAGCAGCCATGCCGGAAACGCCGCAAGAAAGCACCGAAGTAATCCCAATGAGCAGCGAAATGGTCATCGTCAACCCGGAGCGCTTCGCCGCCCGGTTCGGGCCTGCGGATCTGGCCGGCTATCACCGCAACAACCGGAAGCGAGTGCGCACGCACGGCATCATGTGTCTCGACTGCCTCCACGGTCGCCACGATGGCTGCTCCAGCGACAACTGCGGCTGCATCCATCGCGAACTCGCCGTGCTGCCCGTTTATCTGTCGGCCGTTCGGCAGGAGACAAAATGACGTTCAGTCTCCTTTTTTGAATATGGACGCGCTTTCAAAGCCCGAATTGCTGGCCCTCTTGGGTGCCGCGAAGGAGAACAGCGAGCGGGACTGGCTGATGATCCTGGTGGGCTATTGGCACGGTCTAAGAGCCTCGGAAGTGATAGCAATCACAGGCGCTTCGGTAAAGGACGGCTTCCTGGCGGTGGACCGATTGAAGGGCAGCAACCGCACCGTGCAGGCCCTCGTCGAACATCCCGAACCGCTCCTCAACGAGCGTCCGGCGCTGATTGAATTGGCCTCGAAAACCTACCCTAATCAAAGGCTTTTCAAAGTTGCCCGGCAGCACTTCTGGCGCCTGGTCCAGCGGTACGGGAAGCTCGCCGGCATCCCTCAGCACAAGGCTCACCCGCACGCTCTGAAGCACTCTATCGCGATGCAAATGATTGATAAAGCAGGAATTCACAAGACCAGGCAGCGGCTCGGCCACAAATCGATTGCGAGCACCGGCGCGTATCTGAAAGAGACTGACGCCTCAGCCGACGCCGTGGTGGTAGGGGCTGTCGGGCTTTGATTCGATTGATTATTTTCGCGTTTTCAAAGAGCCATGTCTAAGGGCGGGAAGCGGCCGGGAGCGGGGCGGAAGAAAGATCCGGTCAAGGATATTCGGCTCGGTGCGCAGACCGCGCTGAAGGTGCTGAAGGAACTCGACTCCGAGAAGGAGTTAGTCAGGATCTTCAAAAAGTGCAATGACCCGCGCCTTCAGGTCCACGTCATCATGAAGCTGCGCGAGTGGGCCTATGACAAGCCGGCGCAACCGTTGCGCGTCGCCAACGAGCCGGGCGAGAAGTTCAAGGTCGATGTCACCAGCGCTAGAGACAAACTCGCAGCCGCGCTCCTTAGCTGAAAGATTCCGTGCTCTCGATCCCACCGAACGCGCAAAACGCCTCGCCAGCCTCAGCGACGATGAAGCCGAGGCGATGCTCCATGACTGGGACTTCTGGGCGCGCCCGAACCAACTTGAGCCGCCGGGCGACTGGATCAACTGGCTCATTCTTGCCGGCCGCGGGTTTGGGAAGACTCGCACAGGCGCAGAAACCGTGCGCCGTTGGGTCCAGGAGTGCCCGGTAGTGAATCTCATCGGTCCCACCGTCGCCGACGTGCGAGATGTGATGGTGCGCGGCCAGGGCTTGAATGCCGCGATCATGGAGATCTGCCGGCGCGATGAGCGCCCCGATTACGAGCCTTCGAAGCGCCGCCTGAGTTGGCCGAATGGGGCAACGTCGCTGCTGTTCTCCGCGGAAGATCCGGAAAGCCTGCGCGGTCCTCAGCACGTCAGAGTCTGGGCTGACGAACTCGCCGCCTGGAAGTATGCCGATGCCGTCTGGGAAAACCTGGAATTCGGGCTGCGCAAAGGCGATGTACGTACAGTGATCACCACCACTCCCAAGCCGACGAAGCTCATCAAGTACCTCGCCAAAAGTCCCGAGACCTTCGTCACCAAAGGATCGACCTACGAGAACCGGTCAAATCTGGCGAAGAAGTTCTTCGAGACGATCATTCGCAAGTACGAAGGCACGCGCCTCGGCCGGCAGGAACTGAATGCCGAGCTACTGGAAGACCGCCCCGGCGCTTTGTGGACCTTACTAGCGATCGACACCGATCGCGTTCAAGTTTGCCCGCCTCTGTCTCGCATCGTAATCGCCGTCGACCCAGCAGTAACGTCGGGCGAAGACTCCGCAGAGTGGGGCATAGTTGCAGTGGGCCAGGGACCATCACCTGCGGGCGCGGACTGGCCACCGCACTACTATCTGTTCGACGATCTCAGCGAGAAACTGAGCCCGAACGACGCAGCCAGGAAGATCGTCGGCGCCTACCAGGCGCACAAAGCCGACCGCGTGATCGCCGAGGTGAACAACGGCGGCGACCTGGTCGAAGCCATCCTGCGCACCGTCAACCTGAATTTCGCGTACCAGGCGGTGCACGCCTCGCGCGGCAAGCTCACCCGAGCCGAACCGATCGCCGCGCTCTACGAGCAGCACCGAGTTCACCACGTCGGGGCGTTTGGAATCTTGGAAGACCAGATGTGCGACTACGTCCCGTTCCTCTCGAAGTCTCCCGATCGCATGGATGCGCTGGTCTGGGGAATCACGGCGCTGAGCGCGGACGTGGAAGAGGAAATCATCATCGAGCACTCGGAGCAGCACAGTATTTCCCCGGAGCTGGATGACTTCGACAATCCGGAGTTCCGGCAATTCTGATGCTCGGCGAAACACTGGCCCTCATTCGCAAGCTGGCTGGCCGGGATACCGTCAAGGCCGTTCGAGAGATGCAGACGAAACAAGCAAAGAAGGTCGAGAACTTTCTGAAAGCCGATTTCGCAAGCGGCAACTTCAACGTCGGCGTCCGAAGCGTAGACGATGACGAGCATTCATGCCTCTCCGATGGGTTCGGAGACTGGTAAAGGAAAACTCATGACAGTGCAGATCAACGCCAACAACCCGAAAAGCGGCTCCGCAGTCGCCAGCGCTTCCGGCGACTCGTTCATCATCCACAATCCGAACGGCGCAATGTATCTCTCCGTCGAGGAGGTCCCCAACGGATCGCCTTCGACGTTCAACTGCACCATCGCCGGACAGATGGCAGGAGGGACGGTCGATACCGTGCTCGACACCAACACTTCAACGACGGCGGCAATTCGCAGCCCTTCAATCACCAAGCCCTATGCGGCTTTCAAGGTGACGGTGACCTGGACGGGCGGCACAAAAGCGTCGGCGAGTTTCAACTGGCAGTTCGGTTCGAATAGTTAGTGTGAGCATCTTCGACACAGCCCGCGGCCTATTCCGGCCGAAAGCGACGGTCAGCGTGAACGAGCGCTCCTACTCCGTCCGCGAGATGGCCGACTTCGTCACCGAGAACGTGCCGGAACTGCGCGAGGCTTTCACCCGGGCCGACATCGAACTCGCGCTCGACGACCGCGGCTGGCTCGTCCCTGGCCGGCAGTGGACTGCCTCCGATCTCGATGCACAGACACGCACGACGCTGGTTGCGAAGGCCCGGCTCTACTGGCTGCGCGATCCGCTGATGAAGCAGGCAGTGCGCCTCTGGACCGACTACGCGCTCGGCACCGGCGCATCGTGGGACTCGAAAGACCAGAAGGTGAAAGACGCCTGCGACGCTTTCGCCAAGAACAAGCGCAACTCGAAGATCATGAACTCGGAAGGGCTGCGGCGGTCCTCCAAGAAGCTGCTGGTCGACGGCGAGCTGTTCTTTGCGATCTTCGACGCGGAAGGCAAAAACCCGAAAACCATTCGCCGCATCGATCCCTTGCAGATGACGGACATTATCTGCGATCCGGACGACGAAGAGCACGTGCTCGGCTATCGCCGCCTCACCGCCCAGGACAAGATTATTTACTATCGCGATTGGACCAACGACGAGGAGGACAACGATCTCCTGCTGAACCAGAAAGACCCGTCGAGCCAGGGCCTGATCTCATCCGGAAAGGCCGGCAAGCTGGACGAGAGTTGCGTCGTCTACCATCTGCCCTTCGACACACTCCAGAAGCGCGGCAACGGCCTGCTATCGAGCGCTCTCGACTGGTCGAAAGAGCATCGCCGCTTCATGGAAGCCCGCGTCGCCATCACCCAGGCGCTTGCGAAGTTCGCCTGGAAAGGCAAAGTCAAAGGCGGCCAGGGCATCATTAACCAGCTCCAGAATAAACTCACATCGACTTACGCGACTGCCGGGATGACCCAGGTTGAACGTCACCCACAGACCGCGCCTGGTGGCACCTGGTTGGAGAATGCCGGCGTAGATCTCGCGCCGATGCCGCGAGCCTCCGGAGCCGGGGATGCCCGCTCGGACGGCGATCAGTTGAAGCTGATGACCTGCGCCGCCACCGGCATCATGCTGCACTACTTCGGCGACCCTTCGACCGGCAACCTGGCCACCGCCACCGCGATGGAGTTGCCGATGCTCAAACAATTCCAGAGCTACCAGGCTTTGTGGCAGGACGCTCTGCGGGACATTTTCTCGATTGCCATGGATGAAGACCCCGACGAACCCGCCCAGCTCGACATCACGCTGCCACCGATCCTGCTCGACGATCTCCGCAAGATCGGCCAGTTCATCTCGGCCGTCGCTGTTGTGTTCCCAGAGATCCGCGTGCCGGCGGTGTTGCGATCGCTTTTAAGTTCCCTGAACGTCGCCAACATCGACGAAGTGATGGACGAGGTCGAAAACAAGCAGGGCGAACTGGCGCTGATGGATCAGCAGAATAAAGCCCACCAGTTGAAGTTGGCGGCTGCCAAGAGCGCCGGCAACGATCCCAGCGATCCAGATCTCAACCAGGCCGATCCTGCGGCGCCAGCAGTCCCTGGAGGCAACGCGGCGCCCGATAATGGGGATCTCGGCTACGGCTCGACCGAAAGCGCGCGGCAGACGAAGGCGCTAAACCGGCTGGCGAAGGTTTTGGAAGAGGCGAGCCGATGAGTACGCGACGAATGGCCGAGGTGATTTTGCGCGAGGACGCGATCCGCCGGCTGAACAGCGGACGGGAGGTCACCATTCGACTCCCGGACTGTGACATCGATCTCAAGTTCGATCCCCTGGCCCGCGTTGGCGGCGGTGGTTCCCTCGAAGACACAATCGTCGACATGCTCGGCTGGAAAGGCGAAGGCCGGCGCAGGTGAAGACGCAGACCCGCGTTACCGAGACCCTCGCCGAGTTTCTGGAGAAAGCCCAGCGCCCCGGATTGCTTGGCCTCGTCGGTAAGACGGTGCAGAAGCGCTGCCAACGGGATCTTGAAACCTATTTCAAAGCGCTCGGCAAAAGAGTTGTCGAGATGAAGTTCGAAGCCCTGGCTGATCCCGATCGCGGAATCGGTGCCGAGCATGCCGGGCACGCGGTCACGATGCGAATGCACAACCTGCTGCGCAACCGCAGGCCGCTCCTGACGGCACTCTTGCAGGTCAACATCATCTCCGCCATCGAAACGGCGAACAAGATCTCGCTCGTCGCCGAAGCCGAAGCCGACGCGGACGAGCCGCCCGTGACAGAATATCCAGGTATGACTGCGGACCAGGCAGCGGCCTACGCGGCAGAACAGGTCAACGACACTATTGTGGGGATCGACGCGACGACCCTCGAATCGGTTGCCGATGCCGTGAGCGCCGGGATCTCACAACGCCTGGGCGTGCCGGGCACGGCGAAGCTGATCAAAGACGTGGTCGACGGGATGTCCACCTGGCGGGCAGAGATGATCGCTTCAACCGAGATGAACGACGCCATGAGCCAGGCCTATCTCGGGAAGCTAAAACGTAACGCCGTCGAGATGAAGCAGTGGATTCTCGGCCCAAATGCCTGCGACCAGTGTGTCGATAACGCCGAGGCCTCGCCGATCCCGGTGGACGACGACTTCCCTTCCGGCCACGATGCCCCGCCAGCACACCCGAAGTGCGTCTGTGCTGTGGCCGGCGCGAGGATGATTTGACCGCAGCCATTCAACGCTTTGTCGCCGGACACGAAGGCCTGTTTCTGATGCTCCTGCTCTTCATCGCCGCGCTCGTTGCCGACCGCACGTGAAAGGACTCCCATGAAACTCCAATTTATTTCTCAACAGCACGTCGAAGAGGCGGTGAAGTTCCTCGCCGGCAAAGGGCACCTTCCCTACACCGACGCCAGCGGCAAACCGAATCACCGGCTCATGGGCGCAGCCTGGGCCGCGCTGCACGGCGGCTATCGCGGCAACAAGTACGAAGGCAAAGACAAGACCGCCGCGCTCGTCAAGTTGAAGGGCGTCTACAAGTCGGAAAAGATGGAATTGCCGACCGAGAGTTTCTCACTCGACGGCGAGTTTTTCCAGGAGGCGCTGGCGCAATCCGCCTCGTTCGACTCGACGAAGAGCAAGGTGATGTGCGCCGTGAATGCGAACATCAAAGCCGGCAAAGATATGGACTGCGACGACGACGGGCCGCAGGATGCCGGACAGTGCGCCTGTGGCTGCGTTTGCGGTCAGAGCTACGGTTGCAACTGCTGCGGAAGTTGCTCATGCAAGTACCCGCAGACCGCCTGGTGCATGGATCTCTACCCTGACCAGGTCGTCTATTCGATGGAGGGCAATCTCTTTCAGTGCGACTACTCCTTCGATGCGGACGGCGACGTGGCGCTCGGAGATCCGATCGCAGTCGAGACCAGCTACACTCCGGT